ATCATCCCGGCAGAGGATTCCTGTGATGCCGCTCCTCCAGGACCCGTCAACTAAACCCATCGACGCAAAAGGCGCGCAGATTTACCTCCAGCGCGCCCCGTACGTCACCCGTGCTACCTCTGTCTTGCGGCAGCATCGCCTACTGACCCGATGAACGGTCCGAATTCGCATCGTACAAGGGGCAAGTGATGCTGGGCAAGCAAACAAACCGTAGTAGCGGCCTCCCCCGCATCGGCCCGGTCTCGGTCGCGGCGATCGCCACAGCCTATCCGGCGGCGGTGTTCGGGATCAGAGAGCGCGAGCGGCGCATCGTTAGCGCGGACGCGGTGCGCGAATGCCCGGCGCCGGCGCCGCTGCCGCCGATCGACCCGAAATATCTGTCCAGTGCTGCGCGCCGGCGGCTCAAGAACTTGCAGCCGGACGCTGCAGCCGTCGCAGCCGAGTAATGCGGACATGCGCATGCAGCGACGCCATTTCGCCGGCCTGCAGCGGACGCGGGAAGCGCCGCTATTGGCTCTGATGCCGGGCGGCGAGCGGGTGTCGATCGAGGCGCGCCGGAGCGACAGCTTTCCGGCGTTCCGGGGATTCCTGGATCATCTCGACGACGTCGCCGCGCGCGCGGCTTCCAGCAACGGCAGCGGGCGGAGCGAGCGCGCGTCGGAATGAAGCGCTTCTAACATCCAAAGCGCGGACAATGACGAATTCCTGCACCGCCTGATCCTTGGCGGGCGCGCAGCCTGGACCGGCGATCAGCTGCGAGCGCAGCGCTACGATCGCGAGGGCGATGCGCTCGCCGTCATAACAGACAAATTCAACGGCCGCGGCCGCGCGATCCCGCTGCTGGTGCGCGAAGGCGGGTGAACTTTCTTCCCCACGATCGGAGCCGACATGTACGCCAAAGCGAAACTGCGGGTGGTCGCGGACAACGCGCCCTCGACGCGGCGCAAGCTGGCGGAGGAGCTGCTCGACCTGCAGGCCTCGATCGCCGACACGCTGGTGAAGATCGAAAAGGGCAAGGAAAAGCTGCGCGAGATCTCCGACCAGCTCGGTGAACGGTTCGAGGAGGAGATCGCCGGCAAGGGCTGCGTGAAGGTGTACCCGGCCAAAGAGAGCAAGCTGATCGGCGTGCTGCCGGTGCTGACGCCGGAGCTATTCCAGCGCCTGGCCGCGGTGCATGTCAAGCCCGAAGATAAATGAGACCTATCGGACCAGCCTGCCCCGTGTGCAGCTCGCGCGCGTTACCGCGCGGCGACACATGCGCCAAGATGGAATGTCCAGCACACCCGGAGCGTCGCGAGCCAGGCCTGACCAATGGCGGCGGCTGGCGACGGACCGGCGCAACCCGCATTCGGCAGGGAGTGTTTTTTCCTGTCGTCGAGGAACTCTGGGAATGCCGCAACGGCGAATGCCGGTGGCGCAAGGCCGTTCTGCCGGTGACGCTCACCAAGCCGGAGACGCGGACGCCTAGCCCACCGCGCGGCGGATCGGCGGTGATATGGGGCGACAATTCGGCCTTTGGACGAATCCCCACCAACTAAATTATGTTTGCTCGCCGAGTCCTGATGTGATTCTCCTGGGGCCGTTCGCGCGACGGCGCGCGATTCGCGAGGAGACTTTCATGGCGACCAAACAGACCGCGCAGCGCAGCGGCACGGCTACCGGCTCTGCGAAGACCAAGTCCGGTACCGGCAAGCAGGGCATGGGCGCCGCGCGCGGCGCCGCCGGCCGCGGCAAGCAACAGCAAGGCACGCGCAAGAACACCGCGCGGCGCCGCAGCTAATCATCCGCTTCTTTGGTTGAGACCAGGGAGAGCAGGATGACGCCACCGAGTCAGGGTTAGCCTGCGGGCGCCCATTTGCCGAGCATCGAAGCCCGCCCGCGGTCCGTGTTCCGCGGCGGGCTTTGCTTTCTTTGCCCGCCGGGGAAGCGGGGATCATGGCCGAACGCGAGAATGTTGAAGTCGAGGTCCCGGACGCATTTCCGGAACTCTACGATGACGAACTCAGACTGCCGCTGGCTGAAGCGATCGAGAGATTGCAGGCGGCGCTTGCGGCCATTCCGGCTGAATTGCGCCACACGGCTGTCTTCAAGGTCCACGGGTTTGGCGACAACGTGACGCTAAACCCAGAGGTCAGCTACATCAGGCCCGAGACCGACGAGGAGCTCGCCCTCCGCGCTGCACGTGCGGCCCGTTACGAGGACGAGCAACTGCGACGGGATCGCGCCGAATTTGAGCGATTGAAAGCCAAGTTCGGGTGAGATCGAGTGGCGAGCGGCAGCGCCAGGCGCAATGCGATGTTCCAAGCGATGTCGCCGGTCACGGTGGCCTTGCTGCTCGAGCGCCGCCTGATCGACACGTGGCCGTTCGAATATACCGATCGCGGGCGTGTCGTGATCAGAAGCTTCCCGCACCAGAACGTCTACCGCCGCGCACTCTGCGGCGACGACAGCGGCTGCTTCGGCATCACCAAGAACGCGGGTTAGCCTATTGGAGCGCCGTCCGTGTCGGAGCAGCGCCGGCATCCGAGCGGACGTCCGGTCCGCGAGCGCCGCGTGGTGCCGCTCGATTTCGCGCTGCCGCGAGTCCCGCGCGAGCAGTTCCTGACGCCGGGCCTGCAACGGCCGCCGGCGGCGGGCATGGGCTTTCGCCCCGAGCAGGCACGCGAATATCGGCGCAAGTCCGATGGACGCGAAAGCTGACGACGTCGAGGGCGCGGTGTGCCGCGTCACCAAGTTTCCGGTCGCGATCGAATGGAAGCGCCGCGGCGCGCGGCGGTGCGGGTGCGCGGCGTGCGAGCTTTATGCCGGCACGAACGCGGCGGCGGAGCAGCGATGACCGACCGCATCAAGGTTTTCTTCCTGCAGCCGACCAAGCTGTATGTGCGGTCGCTACGGCGGGCGATCGACGGCGACGTGCAGAGTTGTCGCGTCGCAAAGCCTTATTCGTGGTGCGTGGCCGCGATCGTCATCGACTCCGTGGTTTGCGAGGAAGCGCCGACCAGCGGCCATATTGAGTGGCCGCGGGACGACCCGCGCTGGCCGCAGGCCTGCGCGCAATGCGGCGAGCCCTTCAAGCCTTCCGATTGGTGGCTGGTCGACCATGACCTCGTGTATCGGCGGCTCGACACCGGCGACGAATGTACATTGCGCTCGGCGCCGGCGGGCGCCTGCTGGGACGCCGACTGGTTGCACGATCATCCCGCCTATGTGGGTCCGGACGGCCGCTGTTTGATCGTGCGGCTGCCCGACGGCCGCGACTGGATGATCGACAGCCGGGCGAAGAACTGCACGCTGCCGGACGACAAGGTCCATAAGTGCTGGATCAGGCATGGGCGGCCGGAAGACGGTACGCTGCATGTCGACAAGCAAGGCGTGACCTGCGCCGCCGGCGACGGCTCGATCGCGACCGCGGGCTACCACGGGTTTCTGCACGGCGGGTATTTGGTGCGGTGCTGAAGGGCCTCTTCAGATATCAAGATTAAGGCGTTCCTTGAGCACCTGCTTGCCGTACGCTTTCGCGATCTCCCACATGAATTCGATACTGGCGCCGCCAGCCTTCACGGCCGCCGCTTTGGTCCGCTTCCACACCTCCGGATCGCGGATCGAGTCGAGCAGCTCATGACCCTGCCAGGTCATTGCGGTGATGAAGTACCGGGCGCCGCCGCGGAGCGGGCGCGCTACCTTCGCTTCCACGAATCCCGCTCCATGTAGCAGGAGCACGTGATAGCTGATTTCGTCAGGCGACCTTCCTTCTATCTGGATGCTGTGCACATTTGAGCCGACACTCGTTAGGTCCCGCTCGACGGCCAGCAGTATCTCGCGAACAAGTTCCATATCGCGCGTCACGGGAGCCGCCTCTCGTCTTAACGATCCGAAAGAGCTAATATAGAACCGCCTTCCAAAAAGGAGGCGGGAGCTGGGGTGCTACCAACACCCCGAACCGCGAGGCATCACCTCGCATGACCTAGAGCCGGCCGACCTCTTCGGCCACCCCGCCTGCCGCGCACGCGGCGGGGCCAATCTGCACAAAGTCATGCGAGACAACAATAACTCGGCCGTCACCCGGCCGGGCGATCTTTGGCGCCTTGGTCACCACCGCCTTATCTGCGGTGACTCAACTGATCCGAATGTGGTGGCCAGGGCGCTTGCAGGCGCCACGCCGAACCTGATGGTCACCGACCCGCCGTACGGCGTGGGATACGATCCCACCTGGCGCGAGAAGGTCATCGAAGTCGCCAGCGGCCGCAACAGGACCGTGCGGGCGACCGGCACCATAACGAACGACGATCGCTCGGATTGGCGTGCGGCCTGGTCATTGTTCCCGGGCGACGTCGCCTATGTCTGGCATTCGTCGCTGCACGCAAGCACGGTCGAGCAGAGCCTAGTCGACGCCGGCTTCCGCATCAGGTCGCAGATCATCTGGGACAAGGGCCGGCTGATCATCTCGCGCGGTCACTATCACTGGCGTCATGAGCCGTGCTGGTACGCGGTGCGCAAGGGCAAGACGGCGAGCTGGGCCGGCGATCGCAAGCAGACGACGGTGTGGCAGATCCCGCATCGTCGATCCGATACCGGGCACGGCGCTCAGAAGCCGCTGTTCTGCATGCAGCGGCCGATCGAGAACAACTCGCGCGTCGGCGATGCCGTCTATGACCCGTTCGTCGGGTCGGGGACGACGATCATCGCGTGCGAGAATACCGGACGTGTTTGCTACGCCATCGAGCTCGAGCCGAAGTATGTGGACATCGCGGTTCGCCGATGGGAGTTGCTGACGGGTCGCAAGGCGGAGGTCGAGCGGAAGCCTCGGCGTGCCGCCGCATAGCACTACTGCCCGAGGCCTCACGGGTCCTTCCTGGCGTTATTCAAATACGGGAGGCTCCGCCGCTTTGCACGCCTAGCGCTGGGGGTTGAAACTGATGCAACGCCCCGCGGATGCAACGGTCGACGATCTGATCAGCATCGGCGAAGCCGCCCGCAAGTTGGGGATCAACAAGAGCACGCTCTCGCGCCAGGTGAAGAGCAAAGCGATCCGCTCGCACAAGGGCAAAGTGCGGTTCTCGGAAGTGCTCGAGGACCGCGCCAACAACATCGACCTGACGCAGTCCCGGCGCCGATCGGCGAAGCCGGCAGCGCCTCCGGATGCAACGGCCGCGACGGCTGATGCAACGCGGCCGACAAAAAATGCAAGCTCGCGATCTGATGCAACGCCCGAGTGCGACGAAGGCGACGACGACGGCGAGGACCTGGTCCTGGTCGACGGCGTCATGGTGCCGTTCGCGGCCGCGCAGTGCGTGAAGGAAAACTACCTCGCGCGCAAGCACCAGCTCGCGTTCGAAGTCGCCCGCGGCAGCCTGGTCGAGCGCGCCGCGGCCGAGAAGAGCTTCTTCGATCTCGCCCGCAGCATCCGCGATTCGTGGATGTCCTGGCCGGCCCGGGTCGCGACCCTGCTGGCGGCCGACCTCGGCGCCGAGGAGCGCGCGGTCGCGGAAGTCCTGACCAAATATGTCCAGCAGCACCTCGCCGAGCTTGGCGAACCCAAGCAGCCGGAGCTTGCTGCCCCATCAAACCGATGACCTGCAGGCCGCCTGGCGCCGCGGCCTGTGCCCACCGCCGCGGCTGACGCTGGTCGAGTGGGCCGACAAGTATCGCTACCTCAGCAAGGAATCGAGCGGCGGCGGCAAGTTTCACACCTCGCGCGTCGAGGTCGCGCGCGGACCGATGCTCGCCGTGACCGAGCCGGGCGTCCAGACCATCACGCTGAAGGCCTGCACCCAGCTCCTCAAGACGACGTTCATGGAGAACGTCGCGGGTTTTTTCATCCACTCGGATCCGTGTCCGATCCTGGTGGTGCAGCCGAAGCAAGACGCGGCCGAGACCTTTTCCAAGGACCGGCTGGCGCCGATGATCCGGGACACCCCGGTTCTCAAGGACATTTTTGGCAGCGGGAAGCAGCGCGACGCCGGCGACACGCTGACGCACAAGCAGTTTCCCGGCGGTCACATCACCATGGTCGGGGCGCACAGCCCGACCGACCTGGCGATGCGGCCGATCCGCGTCACGCTGTGCGATGAGATCGACAAATACCCGCTGTCCGCCGGCAATGAAGGCCCGCCGGTGGACTTGGCGGAAGAGCGCCAGGCCGAATTCTCCGCCAACAAGCTCGCGGTCCGCGCCTGCAGTCCGACCGATCAGAACAGCGCGATCGACGCCTCCTACCAGGAGAGCGATCAGCGCAAGGCCTTCGTCGCCTGCCCGCATTGCAGCGCCCAGCAAGTGCTGGAATGGGAGAACGTCCGCTACGACAAGGACGAGCGCGACCGGCCGCTGCCGGACAGCGCGCGCTACGCCTGCGTTGAATGCTGCCTGCCCTGGTCGGAAGCCGACCGGCTGCGCACGCTGCAGAAAATCACCTGGCGGCAGACGCGCGAATTCGACTGCTGCGGCAAGCACCAGAAGCCGGAGCGCTGGATCTGCGAGTCCGCGGCGCCGGGCATCGAATACGCCGCCTGTATCGAATGCGGCAAGCGCGCGGTTCCGAACGAGCACGCCGGCTTCGTCGCCTCGAAACTCTACGCGCCCAAGCAATCGATCCGCGAACTGGTGAAGAAATTCCGCCGCGCGCTCGAGCGCGGGGCGGAAGCGCTCAAGACCTTTAACAACACCCAGCTCGCCCGCATCTGGCGTGTCGCCGGCGAGGCGCCGAAATGGGAAACCGTCTACGAGCGGCGCGATGCCTACGCCAGCGGCAGCGTTCCGCTCGGCGCGCTCATCCTGTTCGCCGGCGTCGACCTGCAGAAGGACCGGATCGAAGTCGGCATCTGGGGCTTCGGCCGCGCCCGCCAGCGCTGGCTGATCGAGCACCGGGTGCTGCCCGGCTCGCCCACGCGGCCGGAAGTCTGGGCCGAGCTGGAGAAACTGTTTCAGGAGACCTGGCGGCACGAGACCGGCGCCGAAATGGCGGTGCGCGACTGGGGCATCGATTCCGGCGCCTATCCGTCCGAGGTTGCCGCCTTTGTGCGCAGCCAGCAAGGCCGCGGCAATGTGCATGCGGTCGACGGGCTCGATCGCTATCAGGGTGCCTTCATCGCCCCCGGCAAGATGGATGTCAGCGCCGGCGGTAAGAAGTTGCGCCGCGGACTGACAACGGCGCGCATCGGCGTCTCGTTCTGCAAACAGGAACTGGTTGGGCAGCTCGGCCTCGACAAGCCTACCGGCGACAATCCGTATCCGCCCGGCTTCGTGCATCTGCCGCAGGATCTGTCCGAGGATCACGCCAAACAGCTGACCGCCGAGGAGCTGGTCACCCGGGTCAAGAAGGGCCGCACCAAGCGCGAATGGCAGATCGTCGAAGGCCGCCGCAACGAGGTCCTCGACTGCGCGAACTATGCCCGCGGGCTCGCTGCCATGCGCGGCTGGGACCGGTGGAAAGAAGCGCGTTTTGCTGAGCTCGAGGCGCTGCTTAAAGCGGTGGCCTCCTCGGAGATCGTCGCCGCCGGCGGAGCGGAAGCCCCGGCCGCGGAATCGCCGAGCGCCGCGGCTTCCGGGCGATCAAACAAATGGATCGGCCGCCACTCGGGCTGGCTCGGATCGAAACGAGATTGATGGATCAATGCTGATCAAATTTCCCCGCGGCAGCGGTGGGCTGGTTATCGGCCGCGGGTTTATGCGCGATCGCGACGTCGAAGTCGCCCTCTCATTTGGACCACGCGAAAACCCGCCCGAGGGCGAATACCGGTTCTATGACAACTGGCATATCGATTGGGATTGGCCGTTCGGCCATAGATCGAGAATGCGGCTAAGCCGCAAATGGGTGAACTTCCGGCACATCCTACGTGACCGCCTGCAGCTGACGCCCGGGCGGTTCTGACGTGGCCGACTTCAGCAAAGAGATCGCCGATCTGCGGGCGATAATCGGTGGCGGCGCGACCGAGGTGAAATACGCCGACTATTTCGCGCGCTTTGACAGTTTCGACAAGCTGCTCGCGCGCCTGCGCTTTCTGGAAAGCCTGCAGGACGGCGCCGCCTC